GCCATAATCCCTACTGCTTCATCAAGTTCAATACCTTCTTTAACTGAATGTTGAATAGCATTTGTCATTCCTTCAAGTATTTCATCAAACGCTTGCGCTTTCTTATACACGTCTTCAACCTCTTTTAGTAATCCCTCTGTGTCATTACCGTTATAGGCACTAGAACTGATAATTGACTGTTCGATTTGTTCGCGGTTATTCATTAGTGTCTTCCTCCATAAAAATTTTATTGTTTAATTCCATTCCAAATTTAACTCTTTCATCATCGTTACCGAATTCGTTTATTAAATCTTTTTTAACGCTCTTACAATACCTATCCCATGCGCTTGCTTTCTTCTCCAGCTCTTTGATGCGTTCTCTTAACTTCGCTATATCCTCGATAAGCTCATCACTTTGCTTCTTGTACTCATCACGTTGTTTTCTCATCTTCTTCAACCTAGCTTCCATTACACCTAGTTGGAATCCTGTTTCATAGTTCATTCTGTTACCTCCACTTTTTCGATTTCTATGCTTGCAGTTTCGAACGGGAGCTTTTTACGAATCAGTTTTAATACCATGTTCGTGGCTTCAACCTCATTCGTACTTTGCACAAAATAATGCTTTTTTATTTTGTAATCACATTTAGATGCTAAGAACTTGATACAAAGACTTACTTTATAGGTTTGCATCATTCTACCAACTCCCCATCTTTCCAGATTAACTCCCCTAAACCTTTGCCATTCATCAAGTAAAACTCATGGTATTTAAACCTCGAATTATCTGGGTTTGACCCAACAAGTTCCTTTATCGACTTATTGTTAGTTTTAGTTACATTTATTGATTCACTACCATTCGGGAAGAATTGCGTTCTAACTACAACTACTGACGGTATTACCGTTTCTTCTGTGATTTCCTCTTCAACTTCGACTTCAAAAGTGTCATCAGCTGATACAAAATCTCTCGTGATGCATTTTCTGCCACCATAAAGAGAGAAGTACACATAATTTCCATCACTCTGATTTTGTGTATATAACGTTTTCCCTTCTGCTAATTCAGGATTCTCCCATGCCCACTTAATTAATTCGTCTAGTCTCATTTCTTTTTTTATTTTGATTTTCATCATTTCCATCTCCTCTAAAATAAAGTTAGTTGCTTCTGCTCCTCGTATTCCAAACCATGTTGCTTTATATATGTTTCAAGCTCTTCGGCTGTATCAAACATCTTTTTCACACCTTGCCAACCTGGCACGATATGCCCGTGAAAGTAATAAGTGCCAATCACTACATGGATATGTGCCACTCGTTCGTTATCCTGATACAGATATCTCTTAGATCCGAAAAATCGGTTTAAGTATTCTTTACATGCGCTATCGATTTTAGGCATTTATACTTCCTGCCATTTCTTAAACATTTGGTTATAAGTGATATCGAACCAGTACGGATCACGTGAATGTTTCTGTGGCACATTAAACAAATGCGGCTTCTTTCTTCTTAGTTCGGCCTCTTTGCGTCGTTGCCTAGCCATTGCGCGTTCTTTGCTCTCTCGTTCCATAATTTTGGATAACACGATTTCTTTATACTCAGCTAGGCGCATGCCATAAGGTGCATGTAAGGCTTCTAACAACACCCAGCCACCTCGTACTCTTTTCGCAACCATTCCAGGAGTTAACCCGTTCTTTTTTATCAATTCATTTTCATGTTCGGTAAATTTATATGGTTTACCGTTAATCTTTACGATACTCATTTATTCCACCTCTGTATTTATCCTGTGTTAAAATTTTTAAAGCTCCTGTTTTTTACTCCGGATGTTATTTATCCTAAAAAGTATTAGTGCGTCTTTTTGGTCGTTTTCCGCCCTATATTCACGAGCGCTAATGACCAAAAGCTCTTTTTGCTCTCTCAGATAATTCTTGTCGTCGCTCTTCAGACATTAATTTTCTAAATCCTATTGCGCTTTTAGGTAGTTTCGCCCTAACCAATACCGCAGTCCCAGATTCTAATCGTTCCAATACCTCTACATCATCGCCGTACAACTTTGTCATTCTAGTAATATGTGTCGGTACCGATGAGTAAGCAATCCATTCTTGATTTTCGTAATCATAGTTCAATGTCGTTTCGCGGTCTTCTCTTGAATAACCGTCACTTACAGTTTTTGTTTCTTTGGTAATTCTTGCCATTTATTCCACCTCTATATATGCATGTCTTATCGTTATGTTGGCATACTTTAGTAATTCATCCGGATTGTCATCTAAGCGCTTTGCTAGCACATCTTTTTCATCGTCGACATCATCAAAATGCCGATATTCAACTTCTGTAGGTATTCTTATATCAATCGTTGCGTTTATATATGCTTGTTGTTGCATTAGATCACTTCATTTCTCTTTTTCTTTTACGTCTGACTTTCACTAAGTCCTCATATACCATCCATTCTTGACCTGTGTATTTAGGCGCTTTACATATCCACGTTAAATTCACATCTCTATACTGATATCTGAATATCTTCGCTTTGATGTTGGCAACTTCGGTCGCCTTACCTTTAACGTCTACAACTTCAACCAGTTTGCCATCCTTCCACAAAGAGAAATCAGCTATATACGTAATCGGTCTTTGTTTCCCAAATTTAGGTTGTAGTTCGAATTTCGGTTGTATTTCTATATGGTCATAGTTAGTACCATTCATATTACTTTCTAAATATTGGTAATATTCACACTCTACTTTGCTATCAAATACAATTCCTTTGTACTCAACTTTCTTAGCATTGTATTTACTCATTGCGCCACCTCTAAATATCAAATATCGTTGCTTGTAAACCCAGCTCTTGCTCATATAGAAGCCCGTGAGCGCCTTTGAATCGTTTTAGGTCACTATCAGTCATAATTTTCTTTTCGTCGCTGAAATGGGCTCCTGTGAGCGAATAAACCTCATTTACGTTGTCTTTATACTTGATGACCTTAATATCTTCTGTGCCATCTTCTCGGTATAAGTAATATTTTTCTTTCGGCATTTTTTAACACTCCTTAATATTCGACGATAGCGGGGCGTGTATGACGTTCTGCAAGTTTTTGGATAAATAGGTCGTACAACCTATTTTCATCGCCCTGTGCCTCATCTATGAGTTTCTGAGCGTACATATCTGAACACTCAAGTTTAGTTTTTAAAAATTCTTTGGTTACCATGCATCTCGCTCCCTGAAATCGTCTCCGATTACTCTTACTTTTCTCGCATTGTGTTTCATTCTTGAATTGATACGTTGCCAGTTCATATTTTGATTTAGTTCTTTATCACTAAAGTTAGTTGTAAAGATGTTGTTTTTACCTACTCTGTTATCAACAATGCTGAAAAGTTTATTTAAAGTGTGCTCTGTGTTTTCTACACCCATATCATCTAGTACAAGTAAATCAATATCACTTAGCAATCTGACTAGCTCGTCTGTAGTCTCTACTGCATTTTTGTTGTATGTCGCTTTGATACGATCCATCAACATTGGTATGTGCATAAAAGCAACCGTATGCCCTTTAGCTTTAACTGCTTTTGCGATAGCGTATGCTAGGTGGCTTTTACCAGTTCCGTATGAACCTTGCAATATTAATGATTTTGGCTCTTTTGTAGAGAAGCCTTGAACGTACTCTATTGCTGTTTGTTTAGCTTGTACTTGTTTTTCATTTTGTGGCTTATAGTTGTTAACTGTTGCATCTCTTAGAGACGGATTAACATTTGATTGATTGAAAATATAATCAAGTTTCTTTTGTTTATTCCTTTTGTATTCTTCATAAGCCAATCTTTGAATTTCACATTCGCAACCGTCTTTGTATTCATATCCATTTTCAAACTTATATAAGTCATATTGATGCCCGCATTTATCGCAATTCTGTCTTAGTATTACTTCGATTGGTTGATATTTTTTTAAACTTTTGTTTATTTTTTCGTCAAATAATGGTTTCATAACTTCCTCCTAGTCCCAATAACTTTCGTCGTACTTCATACGTTCTAATTGATCCGTGCCAGTTGGTTGTATTTTTTGATTGAGGTACCCCTCAAATTTATTGCCAAAAAGTGTTTCTGGTCTAAGGTATTTATCGCTATCCGTGTTTAACCATTCAGCTGTTTTGATATCAATCACCTTTTTAAAATCCTCCAACCTAAAATCTTGATTCCATCTTGCTTTAATAAAATCTTTTGTTTTAGCTGTATTATGTTTAAAATGCTTTCCTGCTTTTTTATTTAAGTATTCGATAATTTCTTTATAGGGAATGGAAGACACCGTCGGGTTGCCCGACAATATACTTCCTTCATTATTAGTATTGTTATTATTAGTTAAATCATTATTAGTACTATTATTATTAGTAGTACGCCCTTTTCGGTTTTCCGTTTTTCCGTTTTCCGAAAACCCGTTTGCCGATAATCCGTTTTCCGAAAATGGCATTTCGGTTGGTTTTTCGTAAACTAAGTATTCAAAACCTTTAAACACACCGTTTTCAGCTCTTTTTTGTATTCTGTGAACATATTTATTATCCATAAGTTCTTGAACGCCACTATTGATTGATTTTTGTCCATCATTCATATGTTTAACTACTTCTGACGTGTATATTTGCCAATTGTCAGGACGACTCAGGAAATACAATAATATCCCTTTAGCTTTAGCACTTAAATTACTATCGAACACAAAAGATTTATGCACAGTTACAAAATCGCCACTTTCTTTTATCGTTCTAAATGTTGCCATTTTTTTATCTCCTTTCTGTTATAATTAATAAAAATATGATTAGGAGTGAATAACTTGAAAAAATGTTTCATTGCTTGCCCTATAGGTACTGATGATTCTAAAGTAAGAAGAAACTCTGATTTTCTTTTACAATCCATCATAAAACCTGCTTTAGAATCAGATTTTGAAATCCAACGCTCTGACCTTATATCATCGACCAATAAAATCACTGATGAAATAATTGGTGGATTAACGAATTCTGAATTAGTTATTGTAGATTTGAGTACGCATAACCCGAACGTATTTTATGAATTAGGTTACAGACACGCTCTAGAGAGACCAACAATTACTATGATTAACAAAGATGAGAATATCCCTTTTGATGTTAGCGCTTACCGTACAATTTACTACAGCGAATTATACGCGGATGTAGTAAATGCCAAAGACCAACTTAAAGAAACTATCAAAACATTTACAGATAATGATTTCAATTTTGAAAATCCAGTCAATAAGTATAATAATATCGATAATGAATACGGTGTTTTAAATAGACATTTGTTAGATATAAAAAGCGATTTATCCGAATTAAAAGAGTTTCTACCTTCAGTGACCAAACAAGACCCTGATATTCCCGCTGATTCTATGGTAAGAATGATGGAACTTGCCGTTCAGTATCCGGATCAATTTGAAAGATTGATGGAATTGCAAAACAAAAACAGTCAATAACCCTTCCCTTTTAAGAAGCCCTCTAGATATTTAATTCGGGCTTCTTTTTCACGCAATTGTTTTTGTTGATATTTTATATAGTTAATAGCAAAGCGTATTAATATTTTGTTCATTTCTCTTTCTCTCCTTTCAGCATTTTATTGAGCCTCTCATCAACTTTTAGCCATGAGTCATGCAAGTGATATTTATCATCAAACGACTTAACGCCAATCGCATGTTGCTGGTTATGATGTTCGCGACATAACGCTAATACATGTTTGTTGTAGTGATTCATCTTATTTCTGTTCATTCCTCTGCCGACTGCTTCATAATGCGATAGGTCAGCGTGAGGCTTTCCGCATATTACACAGTTGCGGTTAACAGTTGACCAGTATAAGAATGATTTATCTTGTTTCAGTAGATTACTCGTTTTGTAGCTAAGTGGTATGTCATTGTAGAACGTCCAGTCAAGCGTTGCTTCAATGATTTGACTCGCTTGTGTTCTCGTACAATTACTTAGCGAAACACGTTCATCATAGCCGTAGTACGTTCTTACAAACTCGATGAACATATGTCTCATATAGTCCATTGGTTGACCTGTATGTTCTTCTATATCTTTGACAAGCGCAAATATTTTTCGTCGTTGCTTGCCGGTAATTTGAAACGGATCTATAACGTTTACATCTACTTCTACATCAAACCCGTTATCAAGTAGTAATGTTTCTTTATTGCCTAATTCAACATCCGAGATGACAACTGTTGTTGTGCCGTCGTCTTGAGTGATATAACTAGTAATTTTCGGCATTTAATCATTCCAATCAGAACGGGAGGTCTGAAAAATCTTCTTCAGTATTGTCAAACGGATTATTACCAGTTTGAGTTTGTCTTTGTTGTTGATAATTGTTTTTTTGTTGTTGGTTGTTATTCTTCGGTTCTAAGAATTGTACGCTGTCCGCTACTACTTCTGTCACAAATACACGTTGCCCGTCTTTGTTTTCGTAGTTACGTGTTTGTAGTCGTCCGTCTACACCTGCCAACGATCCTTTAGAAAGGTAGTTTTTAACGTTTTCAGCTTGTTTTTTGAACACTACTACGTTTATAAAATCTGCTTCACGCTCGCCTTGAGCATTCGTGAATGTTCTGTTTACTGCTAATGTGAATGTCCCTACATTTACACCATTTGGTGTACTTCTTAATTCTGGGTCTTTTGTTAAGCGTCCTACTAAAACTACTCTGTTTAACATTATCGTTTTCCTCCAGTAATTGTTTTTGCGTTATTTCGTATTTTTTGAATAGCTTCTGCTGCTTGTTTTTCTGTTAATTTATAGTTATTTATGTCGAATTTTTGTTCTACTATATTTTGTGGCGCTTCTTTATCCGTGCCCTTTATCAATTTAGTGAAACTTATAACCTCTTTCTTTAAAATCCCTATAGTTTCGCTACTTGCCCATTGCGTTCTAGTTTGCTGTTTTGGATTATTATTTTTTCCACTTGCTTCATTTCCGTCATCGTCTTGGTCACTAGTAATACCGAAAATCGCAGATAGCGAATAACGTTTAAGATAACTTATTAACGAGCCTGCTCCTTGTGGCGTATTCTTTTCTGCATTCATAAATACAGGATCATACTCGATATATTCACCGCTTTCATGCATAAGCATTGTAGCGACTCCTACGCGCCCGTCTACATCGTTCAAAGCCCATTGAGTATAAGACAGTCCATGAGGTGTTGCCGCCTCGTCAATGGCTTCTACAACGTTCTCAAGAGGTACGTATTTTGATTTGAAAAATGGATTATTTTTATCTTTGAGTGGTTGTTTTACTTCCTTGCGAAATGCAACCATAGCTTTATTTATTTCAACAACTGTTTCTGATTTATTCATCACTTAATCACCAGACTTTCTGTTACCTTTAATTCAACGCCAGGAATATCTTTCCCAGCTTTCAAATCATCGATTAGTTGCTTAGAATTAAGTTTCGGGGCTTGTGATAGCCAATAATCCTTTGGAATAAGTTTTTCATCGATAATATTTTTACTAGCTCCGTTTTTGCGTTTAAAAATATGATTAGTAGCTGTGCGGTAACTATCTACTTCTTGTGTTTCTAACATTTCTTTTAAGTAATCTCTTAATCGATCAGTTAAATTTTGTTTTTGTTTTTTTAAATTTTGAAGTCGTTTAATCTCTTTATCTATGACATCTATGTCACCTAAAGTTTCACGTCTCCAATTGACAATGTTATCTACTTTGACATTCATTTCTGCTTGAATAGAATCTAATGTGTCTTTTAATAATGTTTGGTCTAATTCATCTTGATTAGACAACTCTTTAAATGCTTCTGATAACTCATATAGATTAGCCATCGCTTAACACCTCCCCCGCTAGCATCTTTTTAGCTTTCTCGTATCTAGCCAATATTGTGTTATCGTCATCTACATTGTTGTGCATATTTATTGATGCGACTTTTCCTAAATAGTCATCGCTGTAGTGCCAGACCCATATAACGTTGTACTTATAATCAACTTGATAAGAAGTGCTTTGTACACGTTCTATTAAGTCAATTGCCATTCGTTTAAATTTATGTGGTTTCATATCGCACCTACCATTTCATGACTAAGTTAATTAGTCTGTCATAATCATCTGCGTTTTCTTCAATCCATTCGTAAATAGATTGATTTAATATGTCTAATGCTGTGTATAGATCGTTCTCATTAGTTATGTTTATGCCGTCGATAAACTTATCTTCTAAATCTAAGATATTCACCAGAATGCTGTGGTCCTTCTTCTTAACTGCTAATTTAAAATCAAATCCGTCTACATTAATTACCTTCTGACATACATCGCCTATTTCGTAATACATCTTGACTTCCTCCGTTTTTCGTTTTATATTGAACACGAATTAATTTTGTTAATCGTTTGTCACTGTTACTTGTTGGCGCAAGTAGCAGTTTTTTTATTCTTCATAAAAGTATTCTTTATAAAATATGAATGTTGCGATACTTGTGAATCCCGCAATTGACCATGCTGTAGTGAAGTACAGCAATGGCATAAGCACAATCGCTAAGACTGTGAAGCATAGTACTGCTAATA